TGCGTTCCCCATCCTTGACTTCACGGACAAGAATAGTGTTACCATACTGTAATACATTAGTGTAAAAGTTCATATAAAGATTATATCAGGTTTCCGTAGATTTGTCAAGGTTCCAATTGTCACGATTTTTGAAATATTTAAAAATTTCGGCAGTTAACCCCTTGTTTAATTTTTCAATACCGCCAAATCCAGGCATACTATTTACTTCAAGAATATATGGTAGTTCTTTTTCCCGATTCTTTGATGGAATAAAATCTACGCCAGCCAATCTACCATGAACCACTTCTGCAGCTTTTAAAGAATATTCAACTTCTAAATCAGTTAATTTTATATTTTCTGTTTCTGCACCTATGGAAACATTACTTCTAAAATCACCCTTAATAACTTTTCTTTTCATTGCACCTAGTATTTTTTTATCTAGAGTAACGACTCTAACGTCCCAATCTGCTTCAATATATTCTTGTAATAGAATAGGAAGATATTTATTATATAAAAGGAGAGTTTGAACAATTGCATTTAATGAACGCATACTTTCTACTATAATAACACCAATTCCTGTTTGTGTTCCAATAGATGCTTTTAATATAATTGGAAACTTTGTCTTTAGCTCTTCAAATGCCCTTTCAGTATCAGATGCGTGAGTTATAGGAACAGTTTTTGGAGTCAAGATATCGTTTTGTCTACAAATTACATCAGTCATATATTTACTAGAACATATTTCCCAACACTTTATTGATGGTATTGTAAGATATCCTAAATTCTCTAAATTCTTTATTGTATCCACCCAATATTGACTTGCAGTAAATCCTAAAGTTCCTAATCCTCTGGGCATAATTATTGTGTTGGATGAATCAATTTGAAAAGGCTTCTCATATGTAATATCATCATCTTTTAGATTTGGTAATATTACTGCACCTTCTTCTTCATCAAAAGGAAAAGAATTTATATATGTTTTATTATCTTTTTCAGAAATATGCATACCATTGAAATCAACATTAAAAATTTCAATACCCCCAACTTTTTTAGCAGAATCTTGTACTAATTTTTTTAATGTACCATGTTCCTCTTTATGGCTTGGGATTCCACCAATTGATGACTCTCCAGAATGATAAAGGACAACTATTTTATAAGGTTCATCTTTTTCTTCTGTGATAAACTCTGAGAATTTTTCCATCTTAACCATCAATCTTCTTTTTTCTTACCTATGTTATATTTGGTTTCTAAAGTCCAATCGTTCTTCTCAGCGAATGACAACACTTTGATTTGGCTGAGAGGAGCAACTTCTCCAACCTCATTAAGAATTTTAACCAATCCCCAATCTTGTAAAAGTTCGGCAATTGTATTTCTGCGAGCAATATCATTTGTTGACAAGTTGGTGTTCTTTCCATCCAGAGCAAATAGCTCTTTGAAATGCACAATATAGTACCGGCCCTGTTTATGTAGAATATGGCAGGACTGATAAAGTTTTTTTTCTTTTCTGGAAGCTACACCAATACGAGATAGAGTTTCTCTTACTTTAAGAAAATCATCGGGTTCTTTTAACCCGATTTCCAACATTTGCTCTTGCGTCCAATTAAAATCTTCCATCTCTTCCACCTTTATATGTTTTTCTTTTTATGGCAGAAATTTGTTCCTCAGACAATATATCAAGAGCCGCCTTTGCCTTTGCGTTGTTGTATCCATAAAACTCTTTAACATACTCTATGTCTTCTAATTTCTTCGCCTTCAGCCAGGGAGTAAACCTTTTCCTTGGTCTTAGACTATTTATCAAAAAATCAAACTGGAGTTTCTTATCTAGATGTGGTAATAGGTTAATTTCATTACACAACATAAGGGTGTCTGGAAACGGCGATACGCACTTATTTACGATAAATGGAGGATATTTCCTTTCCCACTCATCATCCTCTGTATCCATTAGAGGATCTTTAGTCTCATTTATTGCTTTAAGATAATCCCCCAGCTTATACATTATGAAACAATGCACTTAAAGACAACAATAATTCTTAGTTCATAGCAGTGTCGAGAAACAGGAGCTGCGCCGTGCGGGTGGGCGCCACCATGAAAAGCAACCATTCGGTTTCCTTTATTTTTAGATTGGGCCTCTATCTCCAAGGTATCCTTGTTGTAAATAATTGTTCCGCCGCCCCATTCTGCTTTCCAATCGAGCCTTGGATAGAAAACAAAAGTATATCTTTGGTCTAATGGGATCGGTGAATCCGAATCATCATAATGAAGATGCGGTTCTAATCCAAAAGTTTGGGCATTACAATAGATCCTCTCGTATCCAGAGATACCATACAAAGAATTAAAATCCAGTTTATTTTTTGCATGTTCAAAAATGTCGTGGGCCCAATCATAACCCCCAGCAACACACTCTTCCCTATTGTGACCCAGAACAACATGCCAGTGTAGATTTGGTTTATTTGGTGCTGACTTGTAATCATACTCCCATTTTAATTTTCTAACTTCATCATCAACTAGTATTGCATTGTGTTCTTCTAACACATTATCATAAATATCAATTTTCATTTGAATTTTCCTCTTCCCATAATTTCGACCAAACAGGCCATCATATTAATTTCAACATCAGCTACAAACGCTGTTTTATACTGGTACTCACCAAGGATAACAACCACATGAGGAATAGACCCAGCATCAATATAATTATATAGGTTATCGTAAATAAGGCGAAACAACTTATCACTATCGTTATCCAAATTATCGACCACCCATTTGCGAACATTAGTAAATTCCTTTTTCTTCATCATCCCCATCAGGTCTTTGATATTTTTGTCACTTAAATTAACTAAAATACCAGCGTCAATTTCGCCTGATACAGAATATCGTTGTAGTTCATTAAGAGCCTTACGCCAATCTGGGAAATGATTGTTTATGAGTTCGGCTACAACCTTCTCATTAAATTTAATTTCATTCTTACCAAGAATATCAATAACTCGTTTGAAAAACTCTTGGGCAAGTTTTGCTTTCTCTGAATTTGGTATTACAAAATCAATCACACTACAACGAGATTGTAGTGCTGGAATAATACGATTCTTATAATTACAGGTAAGAATGAAACCACAATTTTTGTGAAACTCTTCCATGAAGCCACGCAGGGCTGGTTGAGTTGATTGTGGGTTTAGATAGTCTGCTTCATCAAGGATAAGATACTTCTTACCCCCATGTAGAGATACAGTAGAAGCAAAGTTTTTAATTTTGGTTCGTAGGACATCAATACCCGATTCCTCTGAACCATTAATCATCATATAAGTTGCACCAATCTGTTCCAAAATGGCACGGGCGGCTGTTGTCTTACCAACTCCTGATCCACCAGATAAAATTAGATTGGGTAAAGATTCCTTATCAATAAAGGCTTGTAAGTCATTTTTTAGAGTCTTAGGGAGTATACAATCATCAATTGTGGATGGTCTATAAGCCTCCACCCACAGGAAGCTTTGTTCGTTCATTTTTCACCTCTTTCATAATATAAATTCCTTAAGCATTTTCCTCAGCTTTTTCATCTTTCTTTTCAGTATAAGTTGATTCGGGTTCTAATGCAATCCAATACTGCACACCTATTTTGGTATTAGTAAAGTGTGTAATTTTCTTAGAAGATATCTCAACATCATATGAGCCCGGCATAAGTTTAAGATTTTCAACCTTAAACCAAAACTTATAATCTGCATCAACATCGCCAACATCAATTGATGTCTCATATGCATTTGCAGTATTGTTCTTTTTGTCCGTAACCATTAATTTACCATTTACAAGTGCCATATCAGGAACACCAATAACGGCCGCGGCTTTAGTAATTTCCTCTAGCGTATTATTTGTCAAATTAAAGGCTATTTCAATTGACGGCATTGTAATCTCTTTAGTTGGTGTTGTAACCACTGATGGGTCAGAAAACCAGTACTTGAGAGATTTCGATGCGCCTTCTTCTGTGATAATAACAAAATCGTTATGAAACTCTAAATTGGGTTCATCAAATAGAGAGAGTCCCGATAGGAACTCGTTTAAATCATAGATAGCAAAATCAGTCAGAAAGTCTTCTTTGACCTCTGCTTTTGCGACAATATTTTTCATCGCCGACATGGTAGCAATACTCTTACCAGCCTTTACCATTAGATTTTGATTTATTGTAGAGAAATTCTTCAATACAGAAATTGTTTCATTACTAAGTTTCATTTTTCACCTTTTCCATTTCGTTAACATGTAGAGCTATAATACCATAGTGAATCAATTTTAACAGGTCACTTCTGTTCTTATCTCTCTTTTTTCCATATCGTTGAGCATACTTCAGTATGTTCCCGATACAAAACCCTTCACCATGACCACCATCTATAATAAACTCTGTAGCTTGATACTTGTTCTTGCTATAATGTTCATCATATGTGGAGTCAATATAAACCTTTAACTCGGCGAGAGCCGTGTCTTCAGAATATTTGTATTCAATCATTTATGCCGCCATTGACAAAGATATAGTCGCTGCGAGAGTTCTACACTCGCTTTCTCCAGAGAAAGGTACTACATTGTACTGCAACCATGATGGAAACATAATTAAAGTACCAACTTCTGGTTTAACAAACTCTTCATTACTAGGCCGAAGCACATTGTCATCATATTCTATATCAGAACCCCAACGCAAATGCGACCATCCTTCATTAGAATCGTCATTAGATTCAATCTGAGGAGGCACTTTTAAATAAAACAAACAGGTTAGACCTGAATACCAAGGCTTTGATGTTGGCTGTTGCCACTCATCAAAAGTTTCAGAAAAAACCCTAGTGACATACAGACTTTCTATATCAACTGTAAAAACTTTATCTTCACCTAAAGTATGTGATACATATTCCTTAGCAAGCCGTAAGAATACAGTAGAGAGTTGTTCCCCCACTTCATCATCTTCATGCGACACAGTAAGATAACGGGGCGGGTTAAGTTTAGCAAGGTAATCTATTTCTTCAGCATAACTCATCCTCTCTTTAATTTCTGGATGTTTATGAGCATTGGGGATAAATTCAGTGTCCATATAGACATTTATCTCATCGACAATTTTTAAGGGAAATTCAACCTTCATTATATTAACAGCATGTTTTGGGCGCATAGAAATAGCCATGCCACCAGCATTATCACCAGCAGGGTTATCTTGTGATGGGGCCTCACAGAAGAACTCATTATCAGGAGTCTTTTTAGCTACTGCACCATCAGCAACCCCACCAGGCGGTAAATCATATTCTTCTACCAATTTATTTAATCTCCATGTTCTATACATAATAAAGGAAAAGGGAGCAAAAGTCAACCCCCTTTTCCAAATATTTTGAGAAAATTATTTGACTGTAATAAGTCGAGGTTTCTTCTCTTCTGGAATAATACGCTCAAGATTAATCAAAAGCATACCATCTGCAAGTTTTGCCCCTTTGACTTCAACATCATCGGCAATTGTAAACTTACGTTCAAATTTCCGATATGCGATACCTCGATAGATATCAGCGTCTTCGGGAGCATCCTCTTTGGGAAGGTACACAGAGCGAACTGTGAGAGTTCCATCAGCCATTTCTACCTCAATGTCCTTCTTACCAAAACCGGCAAGGGCCATTTCGATTACATAGCTGTAATCGCCTTCCTTTCGGATGTTGTAAGGTGGAAAATTCCCAGTATTGATGGAATCTGTCGTATATCTGGCAAGTGTGTCAAACATACGGTCCATTCCCACAGTATGGGGAGTTAGGCTGTTAAAGTGGTCGAATAAAGTCAGTGCGTTGTTCATTGAATATCTCCTTTACTAAGCAAGACTATGTTATGCACCCCTATAAGGCGGTGCGGTTAAATGTGCGTTTTTTCTGTCTGGCCCATCGTCAGCATAGCCAAACAACGGTAAAAACGTACCAAAAACTCCGTATCACTATAAGGACTTATGAATCGCCTTACTGTTATTATTTATACTACACTATATAGGTAAAAATGTCAATACCCTTTTTAATTTGTAATAGCTTGATGACCACCACTAACAGCAGTTCTAACCTTTGCATCTGAACATTCGCCGTTAAGGATTCTAGAAACAGACACCCAGCCGTGGCAAGTTATGCTATCACTAACAAAGAATTTCCGATTGCGGTTCATGCCTGGAAATTTCTTATCAAAATCATCTAAACTTGTTGAAGGGAAAGGTTTCCAAGTATTATCCATAACAACACTAGGGCCGTTTTCAAGACACTTTCCAAACTTATTCCGATAGTTGCATCGTACAGTAGGCTCATAGATAGGGGATGTCGCAGTTTTACGATTTACTCTACGCAAATCAGCCATAATTCGATTAACATTTGAGGTAGGGCCGACTGTGATACCAGTACCTATCATAGCTTTTGCAAGATCGTAATCTTTACAACTAAACTTGGGTGGATTGGACAAAACAAGTGTACCCGGCCGAACATCATCCGAACAAGTGATGGTAATAGATTTCGGTGTTGGAACTGTTACCTTTTTGTCTTCAGCTATCGCAGGCGAAGCCAATAGGGTTGTTGCAAAAGCAA